AACCTATTATCGCTAAATCGTTTAAATTTCCAGAGTATACCCCGCCTACAATAAAATTGTATAATGCATCGCCTCTATTTGTCGCACCAGTGCCGCCATTAGCAATGGGCACGACATCATTATTTGTGAAAGAATAAGACCAGTGGCCGGACCATCCTATGTTCGGAGCATATTCCCGTTTCCATATTCTTCCTCTTTGCGGATAAGACTCATGCAATTCAACAACCGTGTTGTAGAAGTTGTTTACAGTATTATAAACTTGATACGTTCTGCGATAGGCATAAAATGGACCTGAGGTCACAGGGCTATTTTTTAGCGTTGACGCATCATCTGTGCCGAATGAGCAGTCATAATTCCATTCACCATACGGGTCTCCGGTGTCGATCAGTAGCAAATCATTTGTAGACTGATTTGTCGCTCCGCCATTTGCCACCCCTCCATTTACGTGCAGATTGCCCCGAATCCGCGTATCCCACGCCACGTCCAGCCAGTTTGCGAGCTCGGCCACTTTACCGATTGCAAACCCCAGACCTTTCGGCAGCACGCTCCAAATTACGTTTTTGGTACGCAGGCTGGCGGTAACGGTCGCGGTGTTGAACTTATCCGCGACGGTGATGCGCACGTCGTAGGTGTGCGACGCGGAAAGGGCACCGCCGATGACCGTCTTGCCGCTGTTCGTGAGGACCGTATCGTTGCCGTAGCTCGCGTCCGATGTGAGCTTATACGCCGCTTTAAGCGTTACGGTATTGCCCGTAATTGCGCTGTACGACGCTTTGATCTCGATCGCGGCGTATGTACCGGCGTTTTTCTTCGCGCCGGTCGAATCACATCGGTAAACGGAAAGCGATGATATACCCGGCTTATCGTAGGCGATGACCTCAATCTGGCATGTGGTCTGCGCCGTGCGTCCGCGCGAATCCGTGACGACTGCGGTGAACGTGATCTCGCCTGCCGCCTGCAAAATGCCAGTTGTGAGCGTGGATTCGTTTGACGACCAGCCGCCACCCGAAACGGAATACGACTTGATGGTACTGCCGTATACGCCCGCTGCGCCGGATAGGCTCACGGCGGCTTTGCCCATGCCGCGCACGAACTGCCCCGTGCCGCTGGTGTCCTCCGTGACGGCTGCGGTAAGCTTTCCGGCCGAAGGCACAACGCTGCTTGGTATCGTGAGCGTGATGCTGACCGACTTCGTACCGAGCAATGTGCTGCCGCTGTACGTATCACAGTAAATAGTGCCAATACCCGAAGCTGCGTCGGGTATCCGGCTCGCGAGTGATACCGGCGGCGTCCAGCTCTTGCTGCTCGCAACGTTCTCCGCGATCGTGCCCGTCGCTTTGCCGAACGCATAGCGCAGCGTATGCCTGTAGGCGCTGTTTACCGCAGGTGTGTTGATTGTCACGCTCTTGCCCATCTCCACAGTTGCTTCGCTGAGCGTCGGCTGTGTCGCAGGCTCCTGCCACGCGACTTCCAGCGTGACCACGCCCCAGACGAGATACTCCGAAGCCGTCGCTGAATAAATACAGAATGTGTCCTCGCCCGCCGCTATGTACGAGCTGAAGAACGTCGGTGTGAAGCTTAAACTCGCCGCGGCATATGCGTGGAACCAACCCGAAAGCGTGCCAATCTGGTTGCCGGTCTTGTGCCCCGCGCCAAGCGACGTGTTGATGCCGCCTTGCGATGCCGAACGGAAGAAATGCGCGGTCTTCTGCGCGTTCTGGCCGCCCGCGCGGTTCGTGACCGTAATCTTGACGCTGTTGATGATTTTACCTTTTAGGTTCGAGAGGCCCGGAAAGTACATGACGCCCGTGCGTGCCGAACCCGCGCCCCACGTGCGGCCGTCGCCCTGCGCGCATGTGCCCACATTGCCCCACCCATAGGTATGGTCGTAGTAGTTGAGCTGCGCTTTATACGTATTTACCGCCATTTACACCTCTCCTTCATAAGCAAAATCATAAGTGCCGCCCTCGCCGAAAGTATGCGCGAACGGGCCGTTGTCCGCATCGCCCATGACAAAGCGCGAGAGCACGTGGATTTCCGTCACATATAGCGTGAGGTTTGAGATATACGCCACCTCTTGCCCGTTCTCGAAGAACGAAAGCTTGTCGTTCGCGAGCACCGCCGTGATAACGCTGTCCGACCGCCCGAGCTCCATCCTCGCGCCCTCGAACCGAATGTACTCTTCGAACACACGTTGCTTCTTCGCCGCGTCGCCCTCAAGCTGATCGATGAGACTCTTCACCTGGCTGAACCGAATTTCGAGGTTGTCGGAGTTGAGCTGGATAACGGACTGCTTGACTTCTTCAAGCTGTTCGGTCGTCACCGCCGTGTCCCGCAGCTCCCCCAGCGCGTCATACACGTTTTCGGTGGTGGTCGTCAGCTCGGTGCGGGTCTCGGTCACGCTCGCCGTGATGCTGTCCATGTCCTTCCGCGCGTCGACTTTGTAATCGGTGAGCTCCTGCCGCACTTTGTCTGTGCGCTTGTTGGTCTCGTCTCGCACAAGCTCGAGCTGCTCCCCTAAGTCTTTCCGTGCGTCGACTTGCTGCTCTGTCATCGTGCGGTATGAGGTGCCGAGCGTGTAGGTCGCATCCCCGGGCTCGTCCACCGGCAAATCGATCTCGGAGACAAGCATCGATATGGGCGTTGCGCTGCCCGGGCCCGAAAACAGGATCATGTCGCCGAGCTTAATGCGCTCAACGGAACTGTCTACAAGATGCAAATCTACTGCATCTACCTCAATACTGCCTCGCAGATATTTTGCCGCCTCTAAATCGGCATAGCCTGCATGCAGGAGGTTTTCGACCAGCGTGATGTCATTATGCACGACAACCTTATAAATCCAGCCCCATTTTGCCACCGCGTCCGCATCGTAGATATAATCTTTTCCGTCGTTTGCCGCAGCGATTGTAAGACGTGGCGTTACCGTGCCCACCTTGTCCTCGTCGAGCTGCGCACCGAGCGGAATAATGGCCGTCGCAACGTCTTCGCCGCGCACGGTGTGCAGCATGTCGAGCAGATTTGTGCTTGCGGTGATCCGCTGGCTGTTTACGTTGCCGTACTCCTTTAGGTAATCCAAATACCGCGTACCGTCCGTGCCGTAACGTATCACGAGATAGCCGCCCAGACGGTCAAGGAGCTTATCTTGCAGCGCGTCCATGGTGCTTTCGTAGTCCGATTGCCGGTACACGTTGTCGGTGCTGTTTGTCACGGTGACTTGTCCCACGGTAAAGCGTCGGCTTTCGTCCACCTGTGCGTTATGCAGTTCGATAAGCTTCGCAAAGTATGCCGCCACCGTCATGTCATGGTACACCGTCAGCGGCTGCACGCTGTCGTTTAGGTAAGCGAGCTCACCCTCGACCTCGATTTTCCGCGTGCTGCGCAAATCCCACTCGTCGTTGAGCGCACGCCCGCGGAACAAAATTGCATCATCCTGCCACAGCGTTACCACCGTATCGAGTTTTGCGATTTTGTCTGTGTGCGGGTGCGTCAGCGGCACCGAAAAGGTGAGCAGTCCGGCTTTGTTCACGTCCGTTTTGCACGTCGGCGAGATGAGCTTTAAATCCGGGCTGCGGGGATCGTATAACGTATAGGTTATACCGCTGCGGTTTTGGGCTGTAATCCTAAACAAATCACAGCACCCCCTCGCGCCAAGTCAAAACGACGTTGCCCGTGCCGGTCACAGTGACGTTATTCGCACCGGGCAAAAGCAACAATTCGGGGATTTTTACAGCCTTTCCCACCTGCGCGATGCTGTATGCTGCGCCGCCGTTGAGCGCCACCGTCATGCCTTCCACCGATGCCGTGAAGGTCGGCGAGACGATCTCGTCGCCGCTGTTTAAAACTGCCGTCGTGCCCGCGCCGCACGAAGCTGTGCTCTCGGTCTGCGCGTATTTGTACGGGTCGCACACCGCTGTGATTTCAAACGTGCCCGCACCGTATTCCTTCGCGCCCGGCGCACAGGCGATACGACCCAAATAATAATGGTCCGGGTCGTCGGGCAGCGTAATCGGCAGGCGTTTGCCATGCACCGCAGACGCAATCTGCGAGCACACCGAAAGCCACTCCGATGCCGAAGCGCCGCGCCGTTTGAACGTCAGTTTGAGCGTGCGCAGCCCATACACCGGGCGACCCGTGACGACCTCGGACAGGTCGATGCTGCCGTTTTCGAGCGGCAGCTCCTGATATTTCGTTTTGACCTCCGGCATTTCGAGCGAAAGATCCGTCAAGATCATACCGAAGTCCGTATACATATCGTTTTCGCCGATGAGCACGCCCATCAGACCACTCCCCTTTCACGCAGAACTGCCGTGCCGCCCTGCCGCTTGTCCACTTCCGGTGCAAGTGCACGACCGGCTTCGCGTGGGTCGAACACCGCGTTCACCTGCAACTGTATCCGGCTGATCGCGTCCGCCAGCATCGCTGCAAGCTTTTCGTCGCGCGGAGAGCCGCCGGTGAGCATCTGCAAAATTTCGCGCAGAATCGTCAAAATAGCGTGCAACTCCGTGACGGGCATACCGTCCGTTTGCTGCGCGTCATCCACAACCGAGCGGATCATGTCCATCAGCGTTGCAGCGCCCGAGACAACCTCGGGGCCCGCTTCGCCCGCGCCAAGCAGAGAGCCGCCCGCCGCGCCGAAGATTGTCGGATTATTCAGCAACATCGGCGTGTTCATGGCTTTTTTATACCAAGATATGCCAAAATGCGGCACACGCGGCGGCACAAGGCTAAAGCTGCCCGTAATGGAGATGTGCGGCAGCTTTAGCCTTGGCAAACTCCACGAGAAATTGAAAAAGCCCCTGATCTTGTCGATCGCGTTGCGCACCGCGTCCCGCGCCGCATTGATTGGCGTTTCGATACCCTTTTTAATGGCGTTAAAAATTGACGTTACCGTCTCTTTGGCTGCCTTTATCGGGTTTTCGATTGCTGTTTTTACCGCCGAAAACACCGCCGTCACCTTGGATTTGATCGCGTCCACCACCGTGCCGATCGTGGATTTTATGCCGTTGATGATATTGGAAACAGAGGATTTGATTGCATTCCAAATCTGCGTTGCAAAGTTACCAATCGCTGTCCATCCGTTATTCCAAAGGTTAGCGAGCCCGCCGAGGAATATTTGTCCGGCATTGAGCAGATTTTCGCCGAATGCGCTCCAGTCGCCATTGAGCGCTGCCGTGAACGCGGAGAACAGTGACGAAATGACGCTTGTCACCGTCTCGAACACCGTTTGCACCTGCGTCCAGATCGCATTGAGGAACGTGCCGTCCGTTTGCGCTTTGTCCACAAGCCATTTGATTGCGTCCGCAATGCCCTGTATCGCACCGGCAATGGTCTGCGCAATCGTTGCAAGATATGTTGCCGCATACTCCCATACGGCAGAAAACAAACTTGTGCCCGACTGATTATCCGCGAAGAATGAACCGAATAGAGAGGATAAACCCTCCAATGCCATGCCGATTACATCGCCCACCGCGCTGAAAGCATCCTGCACCGCTGTCCATGCAGCATTGATTGCCGTGCCGTCTGTTTGCGCCTGTTCAACAAGCCAGCCGAGTTGGTCGCCGACTGCCAGCAAAGCTGTACCGACAATACCGCCTACATAAACCACAGCGTCTCCGATTGCTGTACACACTCCGGCGATAATATCACCGGCAACCGATACTGCGTCTGCGATACCGTCCCAGATGCTGCCCCAGTCTATTTCCGCGTTGCTCAAAGCGCTGCCAATCGTACCGATTGCATCTTTGACCGCACCCAAAACAGTCTCTATCGCTTTGGCAGCATTATCAAAAACGTGCATGATGTTATCCGCAAGCCCCTGCGGCACATTCAGGCCGCTTACAAGGATCGTCTGTATACCGCTGAGCGCCGACTGCAACAATGCCGGTGCCATCTCGATTAAACTGCCTGCAAACGCCTTCAGCAGCGATGCGGCAGCCGACGCCATACTGGGCAGAATCGTCATCACAAGCTGCGGGACGGCCTGTGCGACCACGGGAGCCAAGCCTTCGACCAGACTGCCGATACCGCCTAAGATCGTTTCTACGCGCGGCAGAATGTTCTTTGCGGCTATTCCCACACTGTCGACAAAGTTATCCATCAGCCCGCCGAAGTCCTGTGTATCGTCCGCAACGCCGACGAGCAGGTTTTTCCACGATGCTTTCATCATGCCGACAGAGCCCTGAATGGTTGTACTGGCTTCCTTTGCCGTCGTGCCTGTGATTCCCATTTCTGTTTGTACAATGTGGATCGCTTCGGTGATGTCCGCAAAGCTATCTATCGACAAATCTGCCATTTCACCGTTCGCCTGCTTCACCTTATTTGCATCGGCGATAAGGCGCTCCATTTCTTCTTTTGTGCCGCCGTAGCCCAGCTTGAGGTTATCGAGCATCGTATAGTTCTGCTTGGCGAATCCCTGATAGGCGTTTTGAATGTCCTGCATATTGCTGCCCATTTTATTGGCGTTATCGGACATATCCACAAGGGCTTGGTCGGCATATTCCGCCGCTTTTTTTGTGTCCTTACCCACGCTTTGCAAAAGCGACGCGGAAAAGCTCGTCACTGTCTCCATGTACTCGTTTGCGGAAAGACCGGCCGTCTGAAACGCTCGGTTTGCGTTTTGCAGCACTTTGTCCGACGCATTTCCGAACAGCGTCTCCACACCGCCGACAAGCTGCTCATAATCCGCATACGCATTCAGCGCCGACTTGCCGACCGCCGCCACCGCCGCCGCAGCTGCACCGAATCCCACGGCTGCGGCTTTCGCTGCGGCTGTAAACGCCTTGCCGATAGAGCTTGCCGCAGACTTTAATCCGCCCGCGAGCGCGTTGCCCATCTTCTGTCCCGACTCTTTGCCGCTCATCTCGACTGCCGGGGCTAAACTCTTTGAGAGCTGCGCTTGTATACCCTGCATTGAGGGTACGATCTGCACATACGCCTTTGCAATTTCAGTTGCCATTTGCTTTACCCCCTAACCGCTGCCATGCGGCTTTAAAGTCTTCCGGCGTGCGGTAGCCCGTCACTTCGTCGTGCGTTTGCGGCACTTCCGTAAACGCGTTCAAAAACGATTTGGGGCGGTTTTTGCCGGTCTGCGCCGCCTTCGTCTTTGCCCATGCTAAAAAATTAAGCGCGTCAGCTATGGACGCCAAAAGCAAGGTGTCCGTCGCTGCACGCGCTCCCGATAACTTTATTTTAATGCGCGAATCGTCCCGTAAGCCCGCCGCGAGCGTCGCCAGCATGGGCACCGGCAGCGCCCGCAGGTCAAACACCTTGTAGGTCTCCGCCATGTCGCAGATCAGGGCGTTCTTGTCCTTCGCGATCATGCGGGCAAGGACGATCAGTTTTTTCCCGCGTCTCCGATCGCGTCCATGACCTCGCGGATACAGTCCGAAACGGCTGTGATATGCACTCGGCCGTCATCGCCGCGCAGGAAGTCATAAAGGCGCTTTCTCTGCTCCTTGCCGAACAGTATCGCGCAGACGTTGGAAAACGCCAGCGGATTGTCGTTCACGGTCTCCGCCAGCGCGTCCACAAATTCCATATCCTCCAGCACGCTGCCATCAATTTCGAACTCGAAGCCGCCGCTTGTCTTGCCTTTAATCATGATCTACCTCCTTACGCCGCTGCCGGCTTGCTCATATACTCGTAATGCGTGTTGCCTGCGCTGTCCGGCACGGCGGTCACGGTGACCTCGTATCCTACGGCGCTTTCGTCCGCATACGTCACGTCGCCCACCTCGGTGATTGTGCCGTTCGGAATGACGACGCGCTTCAAAATGCCGCCGCGCATAATCATGTCGATAACCCACACGCCAGCGGCGAGTTCCTTGCCGTTTGCTTTGACGGTCAAGCCTTTTTCAAGGTCGCCGGTGACGTTATCATCGAGATACACCGCTTTCAGCACGTCGCTGTTCAGCGCTTCGATAAGCGTAAACGCGAACGTGTCGGTCTTCTCGTTCTGGTAGGTCAACACGTTGTCGCCGCCCCACGCTTTGATGTTGCCGCTTTGCGGAGAGTTGGAGTTCACCACGCCTGCGTCGGATGCGTAGCCGAGATTTTTATACGCTTCGGTGAGCGCGGTTTTGGCGTCGGTCGGCAGCGCCGTGCCAAGCGGTGCGCGGTAGATCGCGCCGCCTACTTTCGGCTTGCCAGTGCTTACATTGGTTGCTGTGCTCATTATTCATGCTCCTTTCACTCGTCGTAATAAACGAGATCGTACACCGCCTGGTAGCGGTATCGTTTTGTCGTCGTGTCTGTAAAATTGTAATCGCTGTTAAGCCGCGATGCGCTGACGGCATCCAGCTCAGCGGCGCTGTCCATGGCGGCTTTCACGCGCTCATTGAGCCTTGCGGCTTCATACATGGACGGCGCGTAGGACTGGATTGCCAGCATCGCACGGTCAATATGCGCCTCACGGCTGCTGCCCGTTTTTTCGAGCAATATAAAGCTTTTCGGCGGGTCTGCCGGAACCTCCAGCACCACCGGCATCGAAAGCTTTTCCGCGAGATAGTTTTTGATGATGATCTCAATCATGATTATCTCCCGAGGGCTTTAAGCAACGTATTTTCGCGACTGTTTTGCTTTGCGGCTTCTGCCGTTTCCGCAAATAAGCCCGCTATAACTCGGCTGCTTGCTTGGTACAAATCTGTGCTGTATCCGCTTCCACACCGGGCGCGTACCTGTTCGGCTTGCTGTTTCAGCATTTGTCCCATTTCTTCGGATTTCAAAAGCTGCCGGATACCGCTGCTGTTCAGTTCAATCTTCACCTTAGCCATACCGCTCCACCTTCACCTTTTTGTTCCATTGCAAAGGGATCATTGCTTCGATACCTTCCGTCACGTCGCCGTACGTGCGAAACCGCTGCCCGAAAAACTCGACCGTCACGTCGTGCCAGTCGTGCGCGTCGCCTTTCGGCAGTGCCAGCGTGTACGCGAGCCGCTTGCCGTAAAGCTGTAATTCGTTCACAAGGTCTTCCGCTGTCGGTTCGCCGACGAGCACGTTGTGCACCGTCTCCGACACTTCATTAAACACCGGCGCGCCAAACGCGTCCTCGCCGGTCTGCTGCTTTCGGTACAGTGTAACGTCAATCCCGCGTATCATCGCATAGTCCCTCCAAAGGGCTGCAGGCGCCGATGCGGTCCCCGACGCCGAGCAGCTTCTTTTCGAGCTTTGAGAGATACAGCTCGCCTGCGCTGCCGCTGCCCATCGTCCAGCTCTGGGAGTAGCCCATGGCGCTCACCGAGCCTTGCGTGGAGCCGAGCGGATAAAGCGGCGCGTCGCTCCCGCCGCCGTCTCCCAGAATGCGCCTCACCATGCGGCAGGAAACGAGCTTTTTGCGGTTCGCGTCCGCCCCGGCGCTATACGCGTCGATGATGACCGCCGCTTCCTCCAAAAGGGATACGCAGCGGTCTTTTTCATCATCGTTTAAACTTCGGAATCCCGCCGCGACGTCCTCAGCTGTTGCGTACAGCATCTTAGCCCACCGCGGTTTCGGTGCGCTTAATGTACAGCGTCTGCGGCTTGGATACCGTCAGACCGTAAACCTTACGGCCCTGCACCGCGCTGGCACCGATGAACTTTCCGGAGCCGTTAAGGTCCTGTAAATGCACGGGCACCTGCCACTCCATCACGCGGTGGCACCAGTTCGGGTGACCGGCGATAAACTCCGTGGTTGTCTTTTTGCTCGCGACGCGCGTCGTGCTCTCGAAATCCATGTTGTTGGACTCAAACACGTTAAAGCCCGCGATGCGACCGATCACACCCTGCTGCACGAGCGTCTGGGAGAGGTCTCCCTGCTTGATATAATGTTCGTCCAGCATGAGGACTTCGAGGTACTCCGGCGACACAATGAGAAAACGACCGTCGGCGGGTACGCCTTTGCGGCTCAATACGCGCTTTGCTTCGAGCGCGAGCTTGTATGCGGTGGTCTCGGTCGCAGCTGTCTTCGTGGTGCTGACCGTTGCGCCGGAAGCACCCTCGAGCGCGTTGATAGACGCCTTGTCGATAGAGAGCGCCAGCGAATAGCCTGCGCTGTCCAGACGCTCCGCCACGATGCCGTCCGGCACGCTCGCAGCATCAAAGCCGTCGATGAGCTCGTTCACGGCCTCATCATGATCGATGGAAAGATCGATATACGCTGTCGAGCCTTCGGAAGCGTCCACGCCCTTCGACTTGTTGTAGGTCTTCACCGCCACCTCGGTGTCGCGCACCGGGATTTTTACTTTGCCCGCCTTCGGGTCGCCCTCGTAGCGGTTGTTGAAAATGAGATTATCACGGGTAACAAGCTGGCTGCGAAGCTTCGCGTCTACCAGAGTTGCCCAGCGTTCCTGATTTGTGTGTGCCATAAGATTTCTTTCCTTTCGTAAACAAAATTAGATTTTCAAAGACGGGTTTAAAGCGCCGAACGCCACTGCAACGCCGTCACTTTCGGTGCCGCCGCGTGCGCCAGGTTCGCCGCCGTCTTTCACGGCGGGATAGCCGCTCGGCTTCGCGAATTTTAAGATTGCGTTCGCCTGCGCGGTGCAGGTTTCTTCCGTGTCGCCGCTCAAAAGCTCTGCCGGCACGCCGGTAGCAGCGGAGACTTTCTGACGCACCGTGCGCAGCTGCTCCGCCTTTGTAAAAGCATCCACCTGCTTCTGCAAAGCGTCCGCCTTCTCATTCGCCTTTTGCAGCTCGGTCTTCCCTGCTTCTTCCGCCTCGTCAAACTTCGCCGCTTTCGCTTTCAGCGCTTCGTAGTCTGCGTATTTGCCGCGCTCCCTCGTCAGCCGGTCCTGAATAATCGCGTTCATTTCCGCCTGCGTAAAGGTGCGCTGCTCGTTTTCCTGCGTTTCGGCCGCAGTGCCGTTCGTTTCCTGGTTCACAGTTTCTGCCATTTTGGTTCTCCTTTCCGGCTTTTCCGCAGCCGTCGCGTAATTTTGGGTATGAAAAAAGCACACCGCCGAAAAATATCGGCAGCGTGCTGATTCAACAATGTTTAATTTATCCGATCATCAACAGGCGGAAGGTCTCGCGGCCTTTCGGCGTGATGAGCGTTTGTCGCTGCTTCGTTTTCCCAATCTCGTTCATACTGCCACACCTTCTTCCTGCTTCTTGACCTTCATGAAGACCGTGTTGTACTTCTCCGTCAAGTCCTTTATACGATTTTTCAACATAAGGCACGGCAAAGTCCACGCCTCTCCGGGGATGATAGAGCTGCTTTCCGTGGTTGCGACCTCTAATGCGCAAAGCGTATCGGTCACCATCCGCAGTTCTTCAATGATGTCGTCCAGCTCAAAGAATTCATGTGCGATCATAAATAAAAACCTCCATCAAGAAGTCCCTATCTGATGTAGAATAGATTTCAGATAGAGCTTGCTCTGTCGTGTGCAGAACATCGAAACGTATTGGTTGTCAGCCATGTTTCGGTGTTCTGTTTTTTTATTTTTTAATTTCTTCTTCCAAGCGTAAAATCCCTCGCCAAATAGCTTCGTTTTGATTTACGTTCTTTTGTTCGCAAAACTTATCAAGGATTTGCTTTCCTTTTTCATCAATACGAACCGTAATCTTGTACGGCTTAGGATTATCTGTTGGTCGCCCTGTCCTTGGGCTCATGTTATCACCTCACTTTTGTCT